TAGAAGCTACTGATAAACTAGCTTCCATTAAAGCCGAGTCTCTCATTGTAAAACAGTATGAAGAGAAAGCGAAGTCAGCTTCTACTAAAAGAGTTTCTGCTGAAGAAACTGCTACGAAGCCACAGGCAAAAACTCCTCTACCAGATAGAAGAGCGGTGCAGTGGCAAAAAAGGAACACATGGTTTGGTGGGCAAAACCAATCTGAAAAGATTATGACGCAAGCCGCCATGGTAATACATAAGGAGTTAATAGATGAAGGTGTATATCCTGACGCTGATCCTGATGAGTACTATAGTGAACTTGATGCTCGCATCCGTTCTGAGTTTCCTGAAAAATTCAAAGCAGCAAACACAGCGAAAAAAGTACAAGTAGTAGCGGGTGGAACGCGCACTTCCCCCAGTGGCAAACAGAAAGTCACATTGACTAAATCAGAAGTAGAGACTGCTAATAAGTTAGGAGTACCTTTACAAGAATATGCGCGACAAAAGATGCGTCGAGATAGTTCGGCGAGATAAGGAGTAGATGAATGACACAGGCTACTAAGACAACTCGAACAACGCGAGCCTCGGGTACTCGCAAAAAGACGTGGACTCCACCGAGCAAATTGGAAACTCCAAAAGCTCCAGAGGGTGTTCACTATAGATGGGTTCGACATGAACTCTTGGGTGATGATCACGCAGGAAATGTCCATGAAAGAACTCGTCAAGGATACGAGCCAGTTAGACCAGAAGAACTTGGCGGCGACTGGCAAGCGGATGTTTTAGACACAGGTAAACATGCGGGTATAGTTAGATCAGGTGATTTAATTTTGATGAAGGTTGATCAAGAAATTGTTGACCAAAGAAATGAATACTTTGCTAACAAAACCAAAGCACAAGAAGGAGCAGTCAACTCCGAGTTGCAAAAGAACAACAGCGCTGTTGCACCTATAAGCCAAGACGAACAGTCTTCCGTCTCAGTAGGCGGAGGAAGAAACGCAAAGTTTGAGGACTAATCGTTTGATTACCTCTGCTTTGCATAACAATAACAACGGAGGTAAAACATGGCATATGGTTTAAAGCCAGTTAAGCACGCTAAAGGTGGTATCGTAAGAACCAATAACTTTAGTGGTGTTAATGGTTACAGAATTGCTGCTACCGCTCCTAGTGCATTCTTCGAAGGCGATCTCGTGACTTTCTCATCAGGTAACATTGTTACTGATATGGGAGCAGCTTCACCAGGCGCAGTCGTAGGTGTTTTCTGGGGTGCCGAATACGTTGACAACGCTTCAGGAGAAGTTAAGTTTGTCAGAAGTATTCCAGCTTCAACTGTAGCTAAAGACAAATACAAAGTGTACGTATATGATGATCCAGATATCATCTTCCAAATCGAAGCAGATCAAGACACAACAGCTCTTGCAGCTGCTGACGTAGGTAAGAACGTACAAATCGTAGCATCACCAACAGGTAGTGCTATCACACACAAATCAGGTCTTGTAGCAGATTCTAGCACAAAGAACACAACTAACACATTCCCACTAACTGTATTAGGTAGTGCGGAGTTAGATGATTCTTTTACATCAGCTGGAACATCTATGGATATTTTGGTGAAAATCAATACTCATCAATTTGGACTAGGCGCTACTGGCGTAACAGGAATATAATAGGAGGATAAATTATGGCTATATCAAGAGCACAAATCCTTAAAGAACTGGAGCCAGGGCTAAACGCGATTTTCGGAACTGAGTATAACAGATACGAAAATGAGCATGCCGTCTTGTTCGATGAGGAAACATCCAACAGAGCTTTCGAAGAAGAAGTACTCTTCCCAGGCTTTGGTAATGCAGGTGAGAAGTTCGAAGGTGCACCAGTATCTTACGCCGATTCAGGTGAAGGGTATGTATCACGATACACTCACAAGACTGTAGCACTAGCATTCTCATTAACTGAGGAAGCTATGGAAGATAACTTATATGATAAGTTGTCAACCAGACTAACTAAAGCTTTAGCAAGAGCAATGGCTTCTGCTAAGCAACTTACTGCAGCTAACGTGTATAACAATGCATTCAGCGGTTCATACACAGGTGGTGACAATCAGCCGTTAATTTCTAACGCGCACCCACTACAAAACGGTAGCAACGGTTCTAACAGACCTGCTACTTATGCGGACTTATCTGAGACATCTTTAGAAACAGCATTAATTGATATTGCTGGATTTACAGATGACAAAGGTATCCCTGCTGCAATTCAAGGTAGAACCTTACACATCCCAAGACAATTGGTGTTTGTTGCAGAAAGACTAATGAAGTCTCCAAACCGAGTTGGTACTGCTGACAATGACATCAATGCGATCAACTCTATGGGTATGCTTCCTGGTGGATACTATGTAAACCATAGATTCACAGACACAGATGCATTCTTCATTAGAACTGACGCTCCTAATGGTACAAAGATGTTCAACAGAGCAGCGATGAATACCAAGATGGAAGGTGACTTTGAAACAGGTAATGTACGATACAAAGCCAGAGAAAGATACAGCTTCGGCTGGTCTGACTGGAGAGGTGTCTACGGAAACCAAGGTGCTTAATCACTAATTTGGATAGGGGGTTTACCATAAAGGTGCCCCCTTCCTTTAACTAATAACAACCATAGACTGCAAAAGCAGACTATATAAAAAAAGGAGTATAGACTATGGGAACAACAACTTTCTCAGGACCAGTAGTGTCCAACAACGGATTTACATCTACTTCAATTGCGTTTGATGATCTGCCAACAGCTTCTGAAAACACAGGAAGAATTATCTTTTGCTCTGATGCATTAAAAGCTTCTGAGACAACAGGTAATGGTACAGGAAACTTAGTATTTTCTGACGGTTCTAACTGGATTAGAGTAGATACTGGCGCAACTGCTGGTAAATAATTTAACGGGGGAGGCAACTCCCCCACAACAAGGAGTTTATAATGGGTTATAAATCAGATGTAAAAGCATCAACTAGAACTACCGATGGTAGATTTGGTTTAGCAGTAAATGCTACAGGAGATTTTCTGGGCAGAGTAAGAGTTAAATCAATTCAAGCGGCAGGCGTTGCTTCATCAACTGTTAAACTATATGATGGTACAAGTACTTCAGGCGAATTAAAACTACAAGTGGGTTTTGGTGTTGATGGCTTGAGTATGTTAATACCAGAAGATGGTATGGTTTTTGAAAATGGAGTGTACTTAGATTTAACAGCAACTACTTCGGTAACAATTACTTACTGTTAGTAAGGGGGGCACGTGGCAACTTCTGGCACATATACATTCAGCTTAGACATAGCTGAAATAATACAAGAGGCGCATGAGCGCGTCGGATTAGAACTTAAGTCGGGTTACGACTTAGTAACAGCTAGACGTTCCCTTAACTTACTTTTAACTAAATGGGTTAACGAAGGCGTGAATCTATTCACTCTTGACTTAACTACAATCAATCTCACACAAGGTCAGTCAACCGCAACTATGGCTTCAGGTCAATACTTGGACATCTTAGATGCGGCAGTTCGTGATACAAACACATCACCCGTGACTGATACCACATGTGAAAGAATCAGTTTATCTGAATATTTAAACTACCCTAACAAATCAACAAGCGGCAAACCTGTTCAATATGCAGTTGAACGTAACAGCCAATTTGATTCTTCAGGTGCAGGGTCACATACGATTCATTTATTTCCTCAACCCAATCAAACTTATTATCAATTACTTTGTTGGACAATCAGATATCCACAAGATGTAAATGATACTTACACTCAAAACCCAGATATCCCTAGAAGATATTTGCCTGCGTTAATTAGCGGATTAGCTTTTGAATTAGCTAACAAGAATCCAGCAAAAGTAGATGCGGCTAGACGCGGCGAATTAAAATCTATTTATTTGGAAGAGTGGCAGTTTGCAAAAGAAGAGGATAGAGAAAGAGCAAGTTTTTATATTCAACCTAAGATTCGCGGGTACTAAGAGCGATGGCTAAAAGAGCTTCAGGTAAATATGCATATCTGATAGACGATCGTTCAGGCAGGAAGATACGCTACAAAGATGCGCGAACAGAGTGGAATGGGCTTCGAGTTTATAAAAAAGATTGGGAGCCCAAACACCCACAGCTTACACCACCGAAGCTCGGACCCGAAGCCACATCATTAGATAATCCTAGACCAGATGTAGATAACGTACCTACAACCGTACGCTTTGGTATTTATGGTTCAGCTTATTCACCACCAGCTCAAGCTTTTATAGGTAAAGTTTTTATCAATGTAAGAGAGCAAGCAGATACACAGCTACTCCAAACTGCATTTACTATTCCAACAATTGCCACAGGCTACACTCTAATTGGTGAAGCATTAAGTTCAGCACGCGGTTCTGTTACTATCAACACTGCAGAAGATGCAGACTCACAATTACTACAAACAGCATTTGGTTTATTAAGTTTCAGCGCTCAAGAAAATGTGGCAGGTCAATCTTTAGCCACAGATAAAGGTGATTTAACTTTAAGTGCTAGCTCCACTCATGTAGCTACAGGCGAAAGTTTAACATCAGCACAAGGTTCAACAAACTTTAGTGCTCAAGAAAATGTAGATGGTCAATCATCTGCAACAGCTCATGGAACATTAACATTCCAAGCAAGCTCAACAATAACATCACCAAGTCAATCAGCAGCAACGGGTATCGGTACTCCAATAATTAACACAGGAGAAGACGCAGACGGGTTGCAACTTAGCTCAGGATTTGGTACAATATCAATTGCAATAGACAACGCAGGATGGGGTATAGATTCCTGGGGCGCTAATGCTTGGGGTACATAATGGGATTAACATACAATCAACTTAAACAAAACGTACAAGATTGGCTAGAAAACCAATCTACGTCTTTCACTACAGCAACAGGTAGCGGCAAAGCTCCTATTGATTTATGTATTGAATTAGCGGAATTACGTATCGCCAAAGAAGTAGACCTTACTGCTTTCAGAAAAGTTTCAACGCTATCCTTGACAGGGGGCACGGCAACAGTGGCTGTTCCTTCGGACATGGTGATACCGCGTTATCTAAGGATTCAGAACGGGGATTTTCTACTGGAAAAAGATGAGTCATTCATCAAAGAGTACAGCAAGAATCCTTCAACTGATACAGGCACAGTGCGATACTATGCCTTAAATCAAACTGGAACGACATACACAAGTGGAAACCGTCAAACTAATTTTTTGTTTGGACCAACTCCAGCCCTTGCAACAACAGTCGAAATAGGGTATACTATTAGAGTTCCAGGGTTATCAACAGGTAATCAAAACACTTACCTAGGTGATAACGCCCCAGACGCTATACTATACGGTACATTGATTGAAGCTATAGGATATATGAAAGAGACACCTCAAACTATAGAACTATGGCAAGGTTATTATAACCGAGCAATTCAAACATTAGCGAATGAGGAACAAGTAAGAATGCGAAATGATGAGTTTCGTAATGGTGAACTAAGAACAATGCAGAGAGGACAATAAAGCATGGCAATTACATCAGCAATATGTAATAGCTTTAAACAAGAGATTCTTCAAAGTAAACACGACTTTACCAATGGTACAGGTAATACTTTTAAGATCGCTCTGATTAAAGCACAATCAGCCCAAGCTGGTACATACGGCGCCTCGACCACAAATTACACAGACGTAACTGGAAACAGCGATGAGCTAGCTAATGGTAGTGGATACACTACTGGCGGTAACACTTTAACAAGTGTCACTCCAACATTAGATGGATCAACAGCAGTTTGTGATTTTGCTAACACATCATGGTCAAGTGCTACATTTACTACAAGAGGTTGTATAATTTATAATACAGACGATTCTAACTCCGCCGTAATGGTGTTAGATTTCGGAGCAGATTATTCGGTTTCTAATGGTACATTTACCATTGAGTTTCCAACAGCAGACGCAAGTAACGCAATTATAAGGATTAGTTAATGGCATCTACCTGGAGTAGCGGTGGCTTAAACTTACGTTTAATGACCACAGGTGAGAACGATAACACCTGGGGTGATCAAACAAATGATAACTTAAAACGTCTTGAGAACAAGATTACAGGTTATGCTTCTGTTACGTTATCAGGTACAACACATACATTAACCTTTACTACTGACCCCACTTCTTACGCTGACGAAGATGGAAGAAACTTTGTCCTTAACTTCGGCGGTTCACCAGGGGGCACTTGTACGGTTACTATACCAGCACTGGAAACAGTGTATCTGGCATTAAACAATACAGCAGATAGTAATGACATAATCTTAACAACTGGAAGCGGTACAACATTCACTGTACCTGCTGGTCGTGACGCGTTTGTTTATTCGGATGGTACTAATGTATACAATGCATTAGCTGACCTCCAAGTTACAACAGTAAATGGGCAGGACTTGACAACTGTTCCATCAAGTGGATTCGTAATCGCAATGGCGATTGCATTATAAAGGAGTAAGGAATGGCACAAAATTTTAGAAGATATACTTCTAACGCGGTAGGAACTTCCGCAGCTACCCTCTTTACTGCAAACTCATATGATACTGTAGTTGGAATCTCAGTCGCAAATATCACATCTAGCGCGATTAACGTAGATGTATATATCAATGATTCAAGTAATGATATTTACTTGGTCAAAGATGCGCCAATTCCCGCAGGTTCAGCTTTGCAGGTACTAGACGGGGGCGCGA